GAGCAGGCAGGCAAGCAGGAATGATTGGTTTAGGAATTGCAGGAGCTTTGGCGTTGCCATTGAAAGCGGCTGCTGATATGGAATCAATGAATATTGCCCTGCAAACTTCATTTCAAGGAAACCAAAAAGAAGCCAAAGCCGCATTTGACGCAATTAATAAATTCGCTGCCAAAACTCCCTATGGATTAGAAGAGGTAATGACCGGATTTATTAAGTTGAAGAACATGGGTCTTGACCCATCCGAAGAGGCATTGACCGCATACGGAAACACGGCTTCGGCAATGGGGAAATCACTTAATGATATGGTTGAGGCGGTTGCTGATGCTGCAACAGGGGAATTTGAGCGTTTGAAAGAATTTGGAATAAAAGCCAAATCCGAAGGCGACAATGTAACATTCATGTTTCAGGGAGTCAAAACCACGGTTGGTAAAAACTCCAAAGAAATCGAGCAATATTTAAAATATGTTGGAAACGTTAAGTTTGCAGGAGGTATTGAGGCGCAGTCTAAATCGGTAAAAGGAATGATGTCCACGCTTAAGGATGGTGTAGTAATGACCGCTTCAAAGATTGGAACTACGATGTTACCAAGGCTAAAAGAATTAATGAATCAGGTTACGCCTGTAATTGACAGAATTTCAAATTGGGTTTCTAAAAACCCCAATTTAACCGAGGGAATTTTAAAAGCAGCAGCAGGCGCAATGGCTTTGAGTTTTGCAATTTCGGCAGCGGCTTTCGCATTTGGAGGTGTTTTTAAAGTCATTTCCGCAGGTATGGCAATAATGAACGGTTACCGTACTTTAATGATCACTATCACAGCCGTTCAAAACGTTATGGCATTTTCTGCACTATCAGGCGCAACTGGAATTCAAGTTTTGTCTGCAGCATTAAAAGCGGCCAATTTAGCCTTTTTAACTTCTCCTATTTTTTGGATAGTTGCCGCAATTGCCGTGGCTGCATTTTTGATTATAAAATATTGGAAACCAATCTCTGCGTTCTTTAGTAATTTATGGACTGGAATTAAAGCCGTTTTTTGGAAAGTCATAGACTGGGTAAAAGAATGGGGATTATTATTTCTTGGTCCGATCGGATGGATTATAAAAGCGTGGCAATTAGTTCCTGATAAATTTAAGAATATCGGAACTGATATTGTAATGGGGTTGTGGAATGGAATGAAAGCAAAAGCGATGCAGTTGTTTGATTTCGTGAAAGGAATCGGTAAAGGCATAGCTAACGCATTTAAGACTGTTCTTGGAATTGCTAGTCCGTCAAAAGTGTTTATGGATTATGGTGTAAATATAACCGAGGGTGCGCACAACGGAATCAAAAAGGGTGAATCGAAATTAGTTGGAGCTTCAAAAAATATGGGTTCATCGATTAAACCAGCGGCTTCGGGTCGTGGCGGTGGAAATTCTACTGTAAGCGTTACGTTTGCTCCGGTAATTCAAGGCGGTTCTGGCGATGTGGCAACTCAGGTTAAAAATCTGATACCTGAATTGATACGACAAATTGAGGCGCAAATGCAAAGAAAAGCAAGATTAGCTTATTAAAATTTGTTTAATTAATTTTAATGTTTATATTTGCGTATTATTAAACCAAAAAAATATATAATTATGTTTAATTTTTTATTAAAATTATTTAGAATTAGAGAATACACAGGTATTCGAGATAAAAACGGAAAAAGAATATTTGTAAACGATATTGTCGAAAGATGGGGTATTTTATATGTAGTTACTAACGAACAAAATTATAGAATGAAGTGGATAATTGACGATTGCGTAAATAGATATCCAGACAATAAATGCATTGTACACGGAAACACAATGGATAATCCTGAATTATTAATGAAATAAAATTAAAACCTCCAATTAAGGAGGTTTTAATTTTAAAATATATCCAAAATTTTATTATATTTACAAAAATAATTTTTATGAAAAAATTAATTATATCAGTATTTTTTCAGATCGGTGTAAACGTTATTGGAATTCCCGAAATCGTAAAACACGATCTTTTAAAAATGATTATTTCAAACAGTAATTTTCATAAATAATGTACGCTCAACTAGGAAATATTCGTTTTGAAGGATTGAAGGGGTTCAGTAATTTCTCCCACGAAAGGGGCGTGAATTATGCTCAACACGAACTAATTAACGGAAAACCTCGCTTGCAGTCTGTTGGCGACAATCTTGATAGTATTTCATTTGGAATGTATTTACATTCTGAATTTACAAATCCTGAAGCTGATATTGAAACATTACGCCTTGCAATGCAGAACCGTGAAGTTTTGCCGTTACTTCTCGGAAATGGTCGTATTTTAGGTTTTTTCGTAATTCCTAACTTTTCGCAATCCAATTCATTTACAGACCCGCTAGGAAATTTAATTGAAGTAACTTTAAGTGTTGAATTGTTGGAAAGTTTTTCAGATGACCCTTTGCGGGAAGCGGAATTACAGGCGATAAATTTAGCATTTGCAACTTCGCAAAGAAATTCAAATGTGCGTTCTGTTCTACCTGCAAAATTATCAAAAGGAATGACCATCAGTACCGAAATTTCAAACATTCAAACATCGGCAACGGTAACGAATATTTACACGGCAAACATAGCAGCGATTCCAAGCCGTTCAGAATATTGGAGTGGCAAAATAAATAAGTCACTTACCGATATTGAAGGCAGTTTGACAAATGTTCAATCGATATTGTCTGATGCTTCTGAATTGCAGGATTTGGCTCAGAGTATGCCTGAAGCAATAAATGATGTTTATGTTCGTGTTCAAAATATGAAGGCGGTTTTGCCAATCACGGATGTAAATTCATTCAAAACATTAAACCAACAACTAAACGGGTCGCTATTGAATTTGAATTCATCAAATTTAGACATTTCAAATAATTCAATAATTCGTAGGATATAATGGAAAATTTTGTAGAATACATAACCAAACAGGGCGACAGATGGGACACTATTGCATTTAAAGCATACGGTGATGCTTCTCTTGTAAACGGAATTATTGAAGCGAATACAAGTTTAGTCATTTCCCCTATATTGGAAGTTGGAACACGCGTAATCGTGCCAATTTTAGAGTCTGGAGAAATACAAATTGATAGTGAATTATTACCACCTTGGAAACGATAAATACAGATTAATTATAAATAAAATGGAAGCAAAAAATTTAAAAAAAGGTCAAGAAGTTTATTTCGTTGGAGAAAAAATACCAATGACGGTAAATAGAATCAGTAAAAACTACGCAATTTGCACAAGAAATTTGCATAGGCGTGAAGATGCTGATATTTTAAAACATAAAGTTGAAATGGGTGGATATTGCACTTTTTCAGAAGCTTATAACGATTTAAAAGACAGTCTTATTTATTCTATTTTAGATTTTAAAAACAATACAAAAGGCCCTCACAACTCATTTGGTCACGGAATAGAAAAGGATACATTATATGAAGATGCCAAGGAAGTTTTAGACGATTTGGAATCAGGAGAAATTGAAATGTCAAGGAGAAATTCCTGTAAATTAAATATAAATTGGGAACTTACTGCTTAATTAAATGAACTTACCAGCTCCAAAATTTACCGTCCTTTACAATAACAAAAACATCACTTCGGATATTTCGAAGCATATGATTTCGCTTACCTACAATGACAAAACCGAAGGCGAATCAGACGAAATTGAAATACAGGTTGAGGATGTTGATTTACGTTGGCAAAATTCGTGGTATCCTGAAAAAGGCGCAAAATTAACCGTATCGATTGAAAATTTAAAATGTGGTGTTTTTGAAATTGACGAAATAAATTTAGATGGCCCGCCAGATGTTGTCACAATTCGAGGTATGGCAACTGGCATCGTGAACTCATTACGAACTAAAAAGTCAGATGCTCATGAAAGTAAAACCTTGAAGCAAATTGCCGAAAAAGTAGCTTCCAAAAATAATCTTACGATTCAAGGAACTATTCCCGATATTACTTTTGGCAGAATTACCCAAAACAAGGAAACTGATTTAGCTTTTTTAAAGCGAATTTCTCAAGAGTATGGGGTTTTATTTGCTGTTCGTGAAAATATTATCACATTCACGTCTATTTACGATGTAGAAAAAAGAAATATCAGTTTTTCAGTAGATAAATCTGAAATTTCAAAGTTTTCGTTCAGGGATAAAGCTGATGGAATGATAAAATCAGCCTCGGTAAAATCGAAATCGGCAAAGAAAAACGAACCTGTTACGGCTAATTTGGATTTTGAAAAATACAAACAGGAACAAGGTTATTCAAGTGATACGCCAGTAAATAAAGATGAAGGTGTTACGCACACGAAAGCCGAAAATAAGCAACAAGCTGAAGCTAAAGCCAAAGCGATAATGCATCTTTCAGCATCTAATCAAATTGAAGGTAGTATTGATATTAAAGGAACTGTTTTAGCAATAGCAGGAAATAATGTTCAGGTGACTGGATTTGGCAAATTATCAGGAAAATTTCATATAAAATCTAGTTCCCATAAAATTGACAAATCAAGTGGATACACCGTTAGTTTAGAAATGAAAAGGTTAAATTTACCATTAAAAACGGAACAAATAACCAAGCCAAAAAAGAAACAACAATCAAATAATGTTGAGGTTAGGAATTTTAAATTTCCAAGTAATAAATATCCTTATGGAAATCCGACAAAAATTCAAGAATAATTTTTTTATTTAAAAATAATGTTTATATTTGCGTATTATTAAACCAAAAAAATATATAATTATGTTTAATTTTTTATTAAAATTATTTAGAATTAGAGAATACACAGGTGTTCGAGATAAAAACGGAAAAAGAATATTTGTAAACGATATCGTCGAAAGGTGGGGTAATTTATACGTGGTTACTAACGAACAAAATTATAGAATGAAGTGGATAATTGATGACTGCGTAAACAGACATCCAGACAATAAATGCATTGTACACGGAAATACAATGGATAATCCTGAATTATTATTTTAAATAAAAAAACCGCTCATAACTGAGTGGTTTTTTTATTTAATACCATATTATAATTATTCAAGTTTTTTTATATCTTTACAAAATGCTAAGATTTGGAAACATAACTGAAGTTGATCCCGTCAAAGGATACGCCCGTGTAACATTTACGGATGATGGTATTGTTTCCGATTGGTTGCAATTCCTGACGCTTGGAGCAATTAAAGACAACTTTTCGCATACATTTTCAATCAATGAGCAAGTTGCTTGTTTGATGGATGAAAACAGCGAAGAAGGCGTAATTTTAGGTGCAATTTTCAACGATAAAACGCCTCCAAATAATGCAGGTGACGGTATTTTTAGAGTAAAGTTTGACGATGATTCTGTGATTGAATACAATCGAAATTCACACGAATATAAATTGGATATTAAAGGTAAAATAAACATTTCTGCCGACACCGAAATAAACATTACTAGTACAGCAGGTGAGGTTAAAGTAAACGCATTGAATGCCACGGTTACAGCTACGACATTAGCAAAAATACAAGCTCCAGCAATTCAATTAACAGGTGCTGTTGCTATTTCAGGTGCTTTAACAGTTGGAGGCACTATTACGGCTCCAGGAGGCGGTGCAATATCAGGCGATTTGAAAGCTACTGGAGACGTTCAGGCTGGCGTTGTTTCGCTTAAAACACACAGACATACAACAACAACGAACGGAAATCCAACCAGTACACCAATACCGTAATGGCAACTAAATTAGACGATATAAAAGCAACGAATTGGCAACTATCCAATCAAATGATCGGGCAAGTTGTTGAAGGGATTGACGATATTCGCCAATGTATCGGAACGATTTTAACAAATTCCAAAGGTAGCGATCCTTTACGTCCATTATTTGGTTCCGATATTTGGCGTTTTATTGATTCGCCAATAAATACAGCAGTTGCTAACATTTCTGCTGAAATTATTGATTGCATTGGAAAGTGGGAACAACGAGTTATAATCAAAGAATTGACTTATAATATTTCAGGTTCCAGAATTGACTTTGAATTGACTGCCGAATTGTTGGAATCTGGAGAAATTACCCAAATTTTATTTTTCATTGACAGGCAAAAACAAATCGATCCTGCATCGATAGGTAGGGCATTTAGCAACGGATTCAATTTTGGATTTTCTTAAAACAAGGATATGAGTACACCAACTGAAAGACAGAATTTAATTAATTTGTTAATAATCGACAACAGCACTGGACAGATTTCTCCAGCGAAAATGAGGGAAGTATTGACTTCGTTGAATTTAGCTATTGTCGTAACCGAGCCTTCTGGAGTCTCGGCAGTTTTGCCGCTGCAATACAATAATTTTACAAATAAATTTTCAATACCTCCAGCTACGGCAATTCAGGACGGTTATTTGACCAAAGAAGATTTTATTAAATTCAATACGGCAACGTCAAAAAACCAAGCCGATAAAATCGTTATAAAGCATAAAGGCTGGTTCAATGGAACTAAAAATACAAGCGAAAACATCGAATTAGGCGATATTTGCCAAGGATGGAATTCTGACCATACCGAATTTATGGAAGCAGGAAGATACATTTTGTTAGGAGGTGACCAAAATTTTTCAAATTATGAGGTGTTGAGTTCTTACGGGGTGGCTTTAATTCCGTAATTTTACAAAAAATTTAAAAACTTGAATTAATATTATGAAAAAACTGATTTTATTTCTGACATTGTTGTTTGTAGGTATTGGAGTAAATGCCCAGTATTCGCCATCAAATAACCTGAACTACGTAAAACTATTAAAAGCGCCTCCAACAGGTTCTGTTGAGGACAGCGTAATGGTTTATGACGGTTCCGATTCGTTTGTAAAAATGGTTCCATCTACAGCTTTACCTGTTTCAATTGCGGTTCAAGATTCGCTTAACAAAAAACTAAACATTTCTGACCTACCAGCGAACTTAACACTATACCCTACAACCACAGCGAGTGACGTGAGCGGATATGTTGTTTTAGTCAAAGATATTCACGACCCACGATACAATACAACAGCGGTTGACGTATCTACACCAGCAATCACAGGCACTGCTCAATTGATTTCTCAAAGGATTTCAGACGCTGGAGTTTTAACTGGTAATCCTGGGGTTTTTAACGTTACGACTTATGGAAACATTCGTAAGTTAAGCGGTTCAGGAACAGCTCAATTTTACTTTGAAGTTTACCACCGTGACAGTGCAGGAACTGAAACATTGATTTGTACTTCGAGCATCAGTTCAGAGGTTGTAAACGGAACTTATGCAGAATTTTCAGCTTCTGGAATTTGGGACAACGGTGCATTCGATAGCACGGATAGAATTGTTATCAAAACCTATGCTAACCGTATAAGTGGCGGTTCAGACCCTGTTTATCAACTCCAGTTTGGAGGAAGTGAACCAGTTCGAACGGTTTTGCCTGTTCCATTTACGGTTTTGGCTGGGGAATATGAAGTTAAGGCGAATAAGCAAAACTCATTAGCGGTCGATGGTACAGGGGAGAAATACCCAACAGTTGATGTCTTGAACGATGTTTTGAATCCTGAAAGCACAAGACTAGACCCTGCTCATAAATGGATTTGGTGCTGGGGAGACAGCTTGACACAAGGAGCTGGAGGTACACCATACCCTGCAACAT